GTCCAGTTGACGCCATCTGGGCTGGTCATCACCCGGTTGCCGATGCCGGAATAAGCCACCGCGCAGAACAGGCCAAGCTCGGGGGACCAAACAACGCTCCGCCAGTTATTGTCGGCGGCGCTGGCGCGGGTCGTCCAGTTGATGCCATCTGGGCTGGTCATCACCCGGTTGCCGATGCCGGAATAAGCCACCGCGCAGAACAGGCCAAGCTCGGGGGACCAAACAACGCTGAACCAGCTGTTAGCGCTGGCGCTGGCGCGGGCCGTCCAGTTGACGCCATCTGGGCTGGTCATCACCCGGTTGCCGGTACCGGCGCTGGCCACCGCGCAGAACAGCCCCAACTCCGGGGACCAAACAACGCTCCGCCAATCATTATCTGCGGCGCTATTGCGCAGGGTCCAGTTGACGCCATCTGGGCTGGTCATCGCCCGGTTTCCGGTACCGGTACTGGCAACCGCGCAGAACAGCCCCAACTCCGGGGACCAGGCAACGCTGGTCCATGAGTTGTCTGCGGCGCTATTGCGCAGGGTCCAGTTGACGCCATCTGGGCTGGTCATCGTCCGGTTTCCGGTACCGGAATAAGCCACCGCGCAGAATAGCCCCAACTCCGCAGACCAGGCCACATATAGCCAGTTATTGTCAGCGCTGTTACTACTGAGCCATGCCGCACCGATCACATAATTACGCAGTGCGACATTCGGCCTGGCGATCGCGGCATCCTCAAGAGCCGCCACCCGGTTCTGGGCGTCGTCTGCTGTGCCCTTGAGATTTTCGAGGTTTTGATCCATCTCAGCATGTGTGAGTGCCAAGCCCTTGTCGGATCGCTTGACGATGGTGGTGCTCATGGTCGCTTCCTTTCAGTCGCGTCAGGCCCGAGGCGCGAGGCCAAAGGTCCGAGGTTAAATCTCTTCCAACAGGATCTCGATCGCATGTCGGTCGGGGCCGATCTCGCGGGAACTCAGCCTCGGTGAGACAAAACGGACCGTCCGCGGCACGTCCAGATGGTCGACCCAGGTGAAAGTTTTACGGATGCCAAGGACTGTGGTTTGCAAAAAGCTGCGCAGGGCGGTCAGTGTTGTGCCGTCGATGGCGTTGTATCCCGAGAACAACAGCCGGTGCGTGGTCAGCCTGTCCGCTCCCTTGGTGTAGACTCGAACCGCCCCGCCCGAATCGAACTCGCGCAGCTGCCGCGCCTGGGGCTGCAGGCCCCCGGGCCGGGCCGGATCGCTGTTGAACTGCACCGTGATTGCTCCGGAGACGAAGCGGGTCATGGGTCAACCAGCAGCCGGATCTGCACCGCATAGCGATCGCCGGCGATCTGCCTGATCTCCGGCAGCTGCGGATCGGCGATGCGGACGCTCCGTTCGACGCCGTCCTTATCCACGTAGGTGAAGCTGATCGCCATCCCGTCGGCCACATTGTTGAACCAGTCGATCAGCCGCTCGCGGTAATAACCGAGCAGGCGCGGCCAGGACAGGACCAGAATGTCCTCGGCAGCGATGATTGCAAACCCGAACCGCCGGCCGCCGGCGCTCAGGGCGTCGGCCTGGATCAGCTCGATATCGCGCGGCGGGCGTAGCGGGGCCTGCTCAAAATTGAGTGTCTGCGCGCCGAGGGCGAACTTGACGCCGGAGCCGGGGACGCCGATATAGCCGGCGTCGATGTATCCGGAGTCGACGTAGTTCAAACGGCCAAATCCTTACAGGCGACGATCAGGATCCCGTCGCCCGGACCATCGGTGAATGGTTCCTCGGTATTGAGTTTGTTGCTCAGCGGCGACAGGGTTTTGATGATTTCCGGCCGGTCTTTGCAGCTCGGTTTCTTGCTGCAGCGGGCGCAGGGTGCATCGATAGTCCACATAACTTTCTCCGTTCGAGGCTCGAGGCCAGAGGCCCGAGGCTAGAGGTTGATTTATGAAGCCGGCGACATCCGGTAGCGGTCGCGGAAGAGTCGCAGCAACTCCGGCGCCACGTCGCGCGCGAGGTCCCGTGCGCTGCTCTGGTTGGTGACGTTCGGGAGATTGAAGCTGAGGTTGCCGATACTGACGGATGGCGCCTGTGCCTGGCGGCTGCCAGTTTCCGACCTGGTGCTGACGGACTCACCGCGATGCAGCTGGTAATACCCGGTGCGCGGCACATAACGGGTGCCGACGGCGTACCCACTGTCGAACTTGGTGGAGGGTCCGGAGCCGGAGAGTCCGTAGCCCGAGTTGTCCATCAGGCCGCTGCCGGAGAGATCGAGACCCCCTCCATCCTTCATGTTGGTGGCCGTGTTGAAACCGGCAGTCAGCCAATCGTAGCTGCGAATCTGGCTGACTCCGGAGCCGATGAATTGATAGATGGCCGAGTTTTCGATGGTCATCGACAAAGAGGCGATCGCCTCGGTGATCCGGCCGATGCCGTCGTAAACCGACCCGGCGAAATTGGCCACCCCCTGCAGAACGCCGCCGAGCCCCTCAAAGAATGAGGTAATCTCCCCCCGGTGGCTGGTGACCCAGTTGGAAAACCGGTCCATCTGTCGGTTGACTTCCGGGGTCAGGGTCCTCCCCAGTTCGATCAAGACCTTGTTGATGGTGTTGTCGAACACTTCGGAGGTGCGCTCCGAGGATTGGCGCCAGCGGTTGAACGCCTCCTCGGTGCCGCCGGCGGAGCGCTCGACATCCTTCTGGGTCTGGTTGTACTGGTCGAATTCGTCGGCCAGTTGCGGCCCCAGGCCGGTCAGGGCTTCGGACGACTCGAACAACTGACTCAGTTGCAGGCCGGAATCGAGGGCGTAATCCTTCACTTCTTTCAGCGCCCCGGACAGCCCGAGCTGCTCGATCGCCGCCTGCCCGCTCTCGAAACCCAGCTCCTGGAGGGCGTCGCGCATGTTCTGCTGCGGTTTGAGCAAGCCCATGACGATCGCCCGGTACTGGGTGGCGGCCTGGCTGGTCGAGCCGGCGGTCTGGGTGAGCCGCGACATCATCGCCGCCATTTCGTACTGACCGATTCCCGCCTGGTGCGACAGGGCGGCGATATCGCCGATGACCGGCACCAGCTCCTGAAAGGTGGTCTGCCCGTAGCGCTCCATGGCGAACAGCAGGTCAGAGGCCTGGGTGGCGTTGTCGATCTCGCCGCTGAAGCCGGCCATCAGTTTGGTCAGGGCGCGGATGGTGTCGGACTGGTCGACGTGGGCCGCCTTGCTCCCCTTGGCGGCGGTGGTCAGTAGCTCCTGCGCCCGGGCCTGATCGGTGACCCCGGCGGACAGGGTCTGATAGTAACCGCGCATCAGGGAGGTGGCGCTGCCGAGCTCCTCGGGCATGGCCATGATCCGCTTGTCGATGGCGCCGAGATTTTCGTCGGTGACCTTGCCCATGTCGACCAGGGCCGATTCGTAATCCTCGAAGGCGTCGAGCCCGGCCGAGGCGACCCGCTTGGCGGCGTAGGCGGCAGCCGCCGTGCCAATGGCGGCATAGGCGGCAATGGTTTTGACCTTGTAACGCTCCACGAATGAGGCGCGCTTGCCGTACTGGTCCTGGTCGATCTCGACCAGCTTGGCGGCATAGGCCTTCTGCGCCCGCTGCAGCTCGTCGGTGGTGGCAAGTCCGCTGCTTTTGATCTTTTCGTAGGCGACCTGGGCGGCGGCGCGCTGGTTGTCGAACATCATGGAACTGGTGACGCCGAGCTGCTTGAAGTCGCGTTCGAGCAGGCTGGTCGACTGGTGTCCGGTGCGCTGCAGTTCCCTGATCGCGGCTTCGGCTTTTTCAGCGCTCCCCTTGATCAGCAGTTTGATGTCCTTCGCCATCGTCGTCCTCTTTCAGTTCGTCCTCGATGACCGCCAGCAGTTCCAGATCATCGAGGTCTGCCGCGAAATTCCGGCAAACCGTGCCGGGGTCAATCAGCGTCCGCAGCCTGACGATCAGGCCGCGCAGTTCCAGCGCCCGTCTCCCGGCAGGACCTGGCGGGGGGATCAGGCAGCCCTGCTCGGTCAGGCAGGGCGGGGTCAGGTTATCCACCTCCTGCGCGTCGGCGCAGGCCTCGCAGCTTACTCCTGGGTAATCGCGTTTGGCGCGGAGGTGGTCGCGGAGTTTTTTTCCGCTTGGGCCTTCTCGGCGGCGAGCATCCGCTCGAAACTCATCGGCACGCTGAGCACCAACACCCGGAACTCGGCGTAATCCTCCATCAGGTAGACGACGTTCTCCGGGGTGCAGGGAAACTCGGTCTCGCCGTCACGCAGGCCGCGCCAATCTTTGACCACCGCCCGGCCGAGCAGGCTGCGGAACTTCGGCTCGTCGCGCTCCTCGCTGCGAAGTCCGGTTCCTGGGTTCATCCTGGTGATGGTCGCCTCGGCAAGAATCCGGTCCATCTCCGACCGGTTGACATACTGGCAGAGGATCTCGACCTCCTCGGTCAGGGGCAGCCAGGCCTGAAGGTCCTTTTTTTTCAGGCGGGATATGTCCATGATTTCTCCTTACGCCAGCGGATCGGTGGCGAGCTGGTTGATGCCACTGATCCGGAACGGTTTGGTGATGCCGGTCATCCCGGTCGGGGCGCTGCTGGCCGCATGCACCAGGAACTCGACCGGCTCCTTGATGATGCCGACCTCGTCGACCACGTCGACGCTTTTGAGCTGCAGGTGCGGAAACTCGATCTTGAACGTCCGGTAGTAGGTCGCGGCGATCAGCGCGCCGGTGAAGGTGATGTCCGCCTTCTTGCGGGTGTCGCTGCCCAGATCGGTCAAGCGGGTGACACCTGTGTGTTTTGGAAACTGCAGCTTCAGGGTCACCTCGGGCAGGCCGTCGTTGACCGGCTCGTCGATCAGGTCCTGACTGTTGGCCCCGCCGGTGACGAAACTGCCGTAGGTGCCGGTCAGCTTGCGCATGGCGGTCAGCTCGAAGCTGCTGGGGCCGATCTGATCATCAACGTCCAGGGCGGCGCCGCCCTGATCGTTCATCCGGAACACGCCCTGGGCAAACTGGACGCGGTTGGATACCTCGGCGAGGGTGACGTTGTTAAAAGAGGTCGCGTCGTTGGTGCCGTCGTACAGGACGTTGTCGCCGATGGTCTTGGCGATCAGTTGCAGCGGTTTGCCCTGCTCCCCCTTGATGGTGAGTCCGGCGATCTTGAGGCTTGGCACCTCGGCCACATAGTTTTTCATATGCTTGGCAAACGTCGCGAACAGCCCGTCGGTATTGTCGGCCAGATCATAAACATAGGCATAGGCCGCTGTTCCCCCCTGCTGCGCCGGCGAGCCGGCCGTGCCCATGAACAGGGCGATCAGCAGGTCGAGCCCGTCGTAGCGCAGATAGACGGGGAGATCGCCTTCGACCTTGACCGCGCCAGGGGTGCCGTCCTTGGCCCAGAACTGCCCGAGGGAATCGTCGATATCGACGTCGGCGTCGCGCTTGATCCCGGTGGCCAGGGCCAGAAAGCCGTTCAGGGCGCCACAGGCGACAGCGGTGCCCCAGGCGGTGGCTTTTTTGATGGCGAACTTCAGTTCGCTTCCGGCGACAGAACTCATGGTTGATCTCCTTTACTCTTGGTTGCGGCCTCAGCCTTGCGTTCCCAGGGGGCCTGCCAGCCCTTTTCGGGCCGGTCGAACAGCTGGTCGCCGAAATCGTTTTCGTCGATGGTGTAGGACTGCCCTTTTTTGATTTCGCCATATTTCGGGTGGTGGCCGGCGTCGATGCGGGCCCTGACGGTGATGGTCTGCATGGCTCTCTCCTTTATTTGGTCCCGGTGATCATTCCGGCGATTTTTCCAAGGGCGCCCGTTGCGCCGCGTTTTTCCAGCGAGCGGCCGAGCACCCAGGTACTGACCACCCCGCCCCAGGCGACCCAGAACTCGCCCGGCAGCGGCAGCGGCGCGAGGAGCGCGGTCATCGTGCTGGTTAACTCGCCGGCAGCTCCGAGCCACAGGCTGCCGGCGGCCACCAGGCGGGCCAGAAACGGGAACAGGACATAGTTGATGCCGATCATTGCCAGTCCGCCATAAACCACCGTTGGCCGGGCGCGCTTGGTGTAGTTGTCTCCCTGGTTGAGTTCGGCGACCATGATTTTGCTTTTGGCATCGTCACGACGGTTGATCTCGTCGGCCAGGGCCTGCTGGGCGGCCAGTTTCTGCTCCGGGGACGCGTCCGGTGGAAAAAATCGGTCGACCAGCCCTTTCGCCAGGTCGGCCACGCTGCCAAGTCCGGTCAGGTCCATAATCAAACCTCCTGATAGTGGCGATAGCGCTGCTCGATGCGGGTCACGTAATCCTGCATCTGCCGCCAGTCGGGCTTGCGGCCGCCAACGATACAGCGGCCGTCGGCCAGAAATTCGCGGGTGTAGGTCCAGAACTGGAATGATCCCGGCGGGCGACCGTCAGCGCGCCAGCCCTTGTGTGAGCCGGCCAACCCTTCGGCCTCGCGCCCCAGAACGAACGCCTGGTTGATGTAACCGCGCCCGCCGTTGTAGGAGGCGAAGGCAAAAAACAGCCGGTCCTGCGAGATGGCCGCCTCATCCAGGTGGCGCCATTGATCGGCGAGATAGCGGATGCCGCCATCGAGGTTCTGCACCGGGTTGAACGAATCATGCACGCCGAGTTCCCGGGCCGTGGCCGGCATCAGCTGCAATAGCCCCTGAGCCCCAGCCGGAGAAACCGCCTGCGGATTCATGCGGCTTTCCTGCCAGACCTGGCCCTTGATGTAGAGGTGGGCATCGTTGCCGAGTTCGGTGAGGATCTCGGGAAAATGCTCCTCGACCTTGCTGCGGATGATCAAATCGAAACGGTCTTCAGGCTTGATCGCGGACATGGGGTCGTTTCTCCGGGTCATAGGTGCGACGGCCACCGGGCAACTCGCCCTGACCGTGCATCGCGTCGCAGCGCCCTTCGAGGCGTGACAGGCGGTTTTCGTGGTTATCGCCGCGCTGGAACAGGGTGCGCAGCGTCTCTTTCAGTCCCCTGACCTCGTCCTTGAAGTCGCGCAGGATGCGCTGCACCGACCAGAGAAAATAGCTGGCCAGCACCAGAGCCAGGATCTGGACGAACCAGGGGTCGACTTTTTCCAGCATCAGGACGCCCCCATCAGGGTCACGTAAGTCAAGACGAACTCGACGTTGACAAAACTCAGGAACCCACCTTCGCCGGCCTCCTCAACGGTTGACGATGATGTCAGGTTCGGATCGACCAGTTCTACCAGGCCGCCGAGGGAGCGATCGGCGTTGAAGGCTTGCAGGATATCCTGCCGGAGTTTCTGACCTTCTACGCCCCGCTCGGTGTCGGCGATGAACCCCTCGATTTTGACCGGCAGGCTGTGATTCTCCTCGCCGAGCGAGGGCGGGGTGTCGCCGCCGGTGCTGTCGGTCACCTCGCCCGGGTAAAGGATGGTGCAGGGTTTTGCCGGCGGCGCGGTCTGGTATTCGAGGTTCAGAAAAAAATTCAGCCCGGCGTCGGTGCGGTAGCCGCCCGCGACCAGGATCTGGGCCTGCAAAACCTGCAGGGCGGTGATGATGGCGTCATAGCGGCTCATGCTTTGACCAGCCCCACCACGGAAAACCCCGAATCGCTCGGGACCGGCTCGCGCCAGAATTTGTATTTGATGCCGTCGACCGTGACCCGATGGGTCATGTTGTAGGCGGCCAGCTCGACGGCCTTGCATTCGAGCGACGGATGGATGACCAGCTGCTCGGCGCTGTGCGGCGACAGGAACTCGGTAGCACGACGGTAGATGCCGCGCAGGGTGCCGATCTGCACGTCATTTAAGGTGACCGGGTAGTCCTGGGCCTCGAAGGCGTCGAGGAAAATATCGAGATCGGTGTCGTCAAATTGCATCGGCGGTTCCCTTTGCCACATAGGGCTCGAATACATTCAAGAGCGGCCCGCTGATGCTTTTAATGTTGGCCGTGGATTTCCCGAAAACATTCTTCCAAAAATCAAGCTGGTCCTTGATGGTGATGGCATATTCGCTCTTCGTGGGGTAAAAATAGGGAGTCTTGCCGGAATAACAATCCATCCCGCAGAGCAGGATGATAGACGCCCCCAGGAGCTCCGCAAGCCAGACCCCGAGCCACGAGGTCATCCCGTAATTGGTATAGGTGATGTCCAGGACATGCGTCGCAAAATCTCCATAGGGGGTAATCACCACCGGAACGCTCTGCGCCGCTTTAGCTAGACAGCTAAGCCGGTAGGGGTTGTCAAAAAAAACCATAAATTCACACGGGTAGCCGTGCAAAATCGCATGGTGGTTCACCCCGATCAGCACCGGGTTGAGATGTGCTATCTTCTCCAGATCCCCCGGCATGGACGGTCCGCCACCCAGGACGGCGATCGGCCGGCCGGCATGCAGCCCGCGCAACTGATCGACGCTGGGTTTTTTGTCGCCACCATCGAGATAGCGGGCCTTCCCGGCAGCGACCAGGTCGCGAGCTTCCTGGTCGCTGACCAGTTCAACCCCACCTGCCGCAACGTCCCGGCCCGAGGCCTGGGTATTTCGTAAAATTTTAACCTTCATGGCGCCTGTCGTTTTTATTTGTCGCCAGCCGTCGCTCTTGCCTTCTGGGCCTTGAGTTTCGGATCACAGGATTTGGCTTTCCCCATAGCGACAAGATAGACTGCATCCTCGTTGCTCACTTCGTTGGGGACCAACAACACGTCCCCTTTCGCAACATCGACCGATCCGCCGGTAGGGATACCCACGGTTGTCGCCCGGGCGATTTCAATGGCATTGATTTTCTTGCTGGCTTGATCTTTGTTCACGGTATACCTCCGCTATTAGATGTTTAATGGTGGCCGGGGATTTCACGCCGCCGGCCACCATGTCTTGGGTGTTGTTCAGCCGGCCAACGCGTCTTTCATGGCGGCGAACGACTGAGCGCGGCGAACAGCGACATCGGCCATCATGAAGCTGGTCAGCTCGATCAAGCCCTGCTTTTTGAGGGTGAACGGGTCAGCGATAATTTCCAGGACCCCCCACTCGCCAATCATCAGGTCGGTCCAGTTGCCATAGATGATGGCTGAACAGACGCCGGACGACGAGCCTTTGTCGAGATTCGAGGGGACCTGGTTGGTGGCTGCGGCGCGGTAACCATTGAGCTCGCCAAAACCTCCGGTCCCTTTTTCCCAGATAAACTGCGCAGTGCCGTTCGCTTTTTCGGTCTGTTTGAGCTTGCCGCGCGCTTTGGGGTTGGTCAGATAGGCCAGGGTCCCGGCGTCGGCGTTATCGACCGCGACTTCAGTTTCCAGATCGACGATGTGCGACCATCCCGGAGCGAGGCCGTTGGTCCCGCCGACCACCGATCCGATCCCGGAGGTATTGAGGATGCCGCGCGGCTGGTTGTTGCTGCCGGTCCCGGCAATAGAGGCATAGTCGAGCCCAAGAGCGTTGACCGCAGCCAGATCGTCACGGATCAACATTTCGATATCCTCGCTCCCCTGGGCGAGCATCTGCCGGGTGACCGCAGTGGTTGCCTGGGCCGATTTCGGACCCATGGCGATGGCGCCAAGGAAAGCCGACAGGTCGGACTCGGAGACGTTTGTCCCGCTGTTCTCTGCCATCCATGACAAAACTGCGGATGCTACCTGTTTGGGGAAGCTGAGGTTACCAACCAACCCGGAGAGGACCCGGGCGCCGAGAGCGCGGGTCATCATTTTGTTCCGCAGAATCTCGATCAGCGGCATCATTGAGGTATCGACCAGATTCCCGCCGGCGGCCGCGGACAGAGTGCTTGATGCTGTAGCCACCGGATCGCGCTGAGCCCGGCCACGCAAGGACAGGGGGATAAAAACCCCGGACGAACTACGACCGAGCTTTTTCTCGACGGTCTGATGAACTTCCAGCTCAATTCCGCCAGAACGCTCGCCCAGCGCCAGCAGGATGGCATTGCGGACCGAATACTCCTGGTCTTCGCGATCACTGAGCTGGACGTTCGGCGGTTCGGGAAGGGATGCCGGTTTGGCGCGCATCTTGTCGAGCACGGCAGCCTGGAAGGCTTCGACGGACGCACCGTTGTCGACAAACTGGCGGGCCAACTCATCAACCCCGGCGACGGTCTGGAAGGCCCGGCCTACGGCCTGGATTTCGTTGATTCTCTTCCGTTCGGTGGCGCGTTCCTGTTCGGCATTGACAACAGGGGCATTCGGAGCCGGCGGAGGGTTGGGAGACATCCCGCGGCCCTGGCAGCGGGGGCAGGTGTCTTGATCATGTTCGTGGCCGCAGGCGGCGCATCGTTTCATGGTGGTTCTCCTTTCTTCGGGTAAGGGTTCAGCGGTATAGATTTCGATTTCGCGGGGGTCGCCATATCCCATGGAGCGGCCAAGTCCGACGGAAATATCGGCCGGGACCGAGACGATAGAAACTTCCAGCGGCTCCCAGTCGACCGCCCGCAGCACATCCGGTTGACCGTTCTTGCCCTCTTCCTCGAGGATGAAACGGAAAACGTCGTAGGCAAACGAGACATTGACACGGATCTCGTCGAGCACATCCTGCCAGATCTCTTGAGCGCGGGCGCTTTTCCCAAAACGCACCAAGGCGCGCCCCTTGCGCGTCTTCTCGTCAATCCAGGCTTTTTCGATGACACCGACCTGATCGCGGGTGTTGTGGTCCATCAGCAGCGGGCCGGCCGAGTTGATCCGCTTCAGGCGGACCTCGTCGGGATTATGGCCGAGGACCTCAATACCAAACCAACGGACCACGTCTCTCGTTTCCGACGAGAAGCTGAGTTCGATGGTGCGGTTCTCTTCATTCAGGGTCTGCCGGTCAAAATTCAAGACGCGCAGTTGCGGGCCTTGCATTTTGACGGTACGGGCGAGTTTGCGCAGGTTCGGGTGCGGCATGCTTTCCTCCTGTCAGTTGGCCGGGACGGCCGGTTTCTTGGCCGGCGGCCTGACCTGGTAAGCTTCCTCGAGCCGCTGCTCTTCCACCAGCGTTTCGAGATATTCCTCGTAATCCATGTCTGTGGTCTCGGACAGGATGCGGCTGCGGGTGTCGAGTCCGTTGTTAATCTGCTTTTCTTTTGCTGTGGCGTCCTGCAGTGGGTTGACGTAACCCCAGCGCCGCGGCCTCCAGACAACGGACAGAAATCTATCGAGTTTGGCGAAGGGCAGATTGACCTGTCCGGACAATATGGCTAATGGCAGCCAGGCGTCGAAAACGTCACTACATAGCCAATCGACCAGCCATCCCTGTAGTGACTTGTAGAGATCACGATCCTCTTCGGTGCCAAACCGGATCGATGAAAAATTGACTTCCGACAGGTCATTCCCCAGGGAGACATAATTGAGGCCGGCCCCGGAAGAAAACGCCCGGGTCATGCGCTTCATGAACGGGTCATAGTTCCCGGCCGGATGTTGCGGGTCGAAGGTCTTGAGCCGATAGCCGTAGGGAGCAATTCCGAAAGTGCCGGCTTCGGCTTCCTCAATAAATTCACCATCCTCCTCTTCGGCGTCATCCCCCGCGAATGCCGAGGGGTCCGCTTCGGGGTCGGTCTCGTAGAAACCCATCTTGCTGGCGGCGATCAGTGAAGCGACCAGCTCGGCCTCCTCGTAACTGTCCATTTTTTTTAACCGGCTCATGCCGGCGTGCAGCCATGGGATGGCCCGGGTCTGGCGGACGAATTCGGGAAGGTAGAGGTGGGTAATTTCTTCCGCCAGAACCCGTTCGTGGCTGCTGCCCCCGCGCGGCTGGACAAAGAGCATATCTCCCGGGTGACGACGCAATAGGTGATAAGCGACCGGCCGGTCCCAAGGGTTGAGTTCGACCCCCATGCGGATGATATTGCCGTTCGGCAGGGAGGCGTTCAGGGTTTCGTCCAGGTGATCAGCTTCAATCAGCTGCAGAGCAAACCCGAAAAGATTGTCGAACCCGCGCACCTTGCGGATTAGGACCTCACCGTCCCGCGCACAGGTTTCTAGCGCCAGCCGTTGGATATCGACCCAGCTGAGCTTCCCGGTGACATCGCAGGTGCTGCGCTTACCCCATTTTTTGAAGCCGGCTTCGATCTGCCGATTCGCGGAGCGGTCGAGGGCTCCATCCGGGTCCTTCGCCTTAGCCTGGAGCCGGATCCCGGCTGGCCCGATCACGTTATTTTTCAGTAGTCGGCAGAAATGCTTTGCCAGTTCGTTGTTGAAATATAGGTCGCGCGAGCGGTTCCTGGCCTTGCGCAACCCCATTCGGGTGATGCTGTCGGCGTTCTGTCCGGAGGGGTTCCAGGACGATTGTAAGCGGTCCGTCGCAGCAGCTTTGAGGGAGCGCAGGGACGCCTGCCGATAATGCCGAACAACCGGACGACGCGCAGCAGCAGTGAGTTGTTCCATCTGGGCTTCAACTGCAGCGCGGCCTGTCATTTTGTCCCAAAATCCTGCCATGATGTCCCTTTACAACCTGAATTTTACGGTGCGGCCGACGCCTCGCCCCTGCCGGCGCTTTTCGCGGCCGACCTGGGCGGCCAGTTCGTGACGGTATTTTTGACGAATACGGATCAGTTCTTCCAGGGGGGTACGGACCAAGCGCCGACCATCGATCTGCAGTTCCAGTTGGTCCTTGGTGGCCCGACCTTCGATGATCGCCTCGATAGCATCGATGACCCGTTGCGCATGGCTGCGACCGTCATACCCGGCGATGGCTTCAGTCAGGCTGGGGTTAGCCTTGATCCGTCCGGTGTAAACGGTGTGGCGCTCGGTATCCTTTTCGACGTAACCCTGGGTATAGTAGGTGCCGTGGACAGTCAGTGTATCTGTGGTGATGGTAATTTTATGGGCGCTGCCGTCAGCTTCGGATTGCAGATTGACGACCGCCGGGCCGCGCAGGGCGTATTTGAGAACCCAGCCGTCATCGGCCGGGTAATCGGGCAAGGCGCGCGTCCATTCGACGGTGTCGCCGACGGTGATTTCAAGAGGCTCCCGGTCATCCATGCCGGGAAGTATGGGAGGGTTTTACAATCTAAACCAGACGTCATTCCGACACATGGCCACACATAGCCACAAAATGTTGTGGATAGGGAGGCTGTCCGGTTACTAAATCTGGTGGTTATTCGGTCCACGACTCTGGAGGTATTTCCCCTTGCAAAAGATAATTGTCGACAGATGATGCAAGGATCTTTGTCCCGCGGGTGCCGGGCCGGCCGTTTGGATTGTGGGCGCTGATTTTGCCGGCAGACAGTAGATCGTAAATATGATCTCGGGAGCATCCGAGCATTTCCCTCACTTCGTCAAATCGGAGCAGTTTTCTCCTGGATTTCATATCATCACCTCTCAAGCGGTTTTCTGATGGTCTTTCTCCCTCGGCAGACCTGGCAGGATTGCCGAGGATCGCGCGGGTTTCTTCCGGTCCCCTGGCAGTAGGGGCAAGTTTTTTCCTGAGTTTTCATCACCACTCCTTGTTGACGCGCCCGAGCAGCCCGCCACCTTTGCGGACCCGGCGCTTGCGACGGGTTTTTGCCTTAGGCAAGGGTTCTTCTGTTTGCCCGGCTCCGGACGTTTCCTGTTTTTCGGCCGCTTGCGCTTGTGACAGTAGAGAAGCCGAAAGCTTTTTGTAGTTCGGGTTGAGTATCTGCCGCACCGCCATATTCCCAACGCGGATATCAAGGGCCTCATTGCGGATAAATCCATCGCGCAGCGCCCAGACCACCTCTATTTTCCCGGTCCGCTTGTTTTTCTCACGCTTTGGCGCTTCGGCGCAGAGCATGCGGAAATATTCGTAGTCATATCCCTGGTGCCAGTGACAGCAGCGCGGCCCTGGGCCCGGGGTGCTGAGCCAAGAAAAAAGCAGGTCTTTGCCGGTATCTGTGCCGATCTCGTAAAAGGGTACTTTGTATTTTCGGCTTCTGCTCGGCTTGCGCGGCACCAGCGGCAGCCCCCGGGTGTTGCTGCCCTTGTGGGCGACATACTTGCGGGAGCGGCGTTTGAATTTGCCGGCCTGGTCGGTACGGTAGCCGATATCGATGCCGAGGCGAACAATGGACAGATCGGCGCCAGTTTCGTGGCGGTAGGTGGTCTCCTGGGCCCAGTCGTGGAGTTGATCCCAGACTTCGTCCTGGCTGGTGTCGCCGTGGAACACCCGGTATTCGATCCCCCAGCTTTGGTGCCCGTCTCCCCAGGCGACGGCCTCGACCTCGATGCGGTTTTTCTGTACGTCAGCATCGGCGG